CCTTCCTACATTATTTATTATACCTCCTAACCTATACAAAATCAACCTTTTTCTTCAAAAATTCCTACTTTTTTATATAAAAAAATATCCCCCGTGCCGAACGGGGGATTACGAAGCTATTGTATGTTATTTTTCATCTATATTATACCGCATAAATTGTCAGTATACCAAACGCTGACCGATATAGATCCTGTTAGGGTTGCCTATACGGTTAACCTGTACCAGATGACCGACCGACACTCCCAGTCTAGCAGAGATACCACTTAGCGTGTCCCCACGTCTGACAGTGTAGGCTCGTTGAGCATATCCATTCACAGTTACCTTTAGCCGTTGCCCTGGATAGACCCAGTTAGGATTACTCAAACCGTTCAATGCTTGTAAGTTTTGCCATGTTGTTCCATACCTATAAGCAATTCCACCTAAAGTATCGCCATATCTAACAGTATAATAGCTTGAGTTGTTAGATTGAACTGGAGCTGTTGCTTGCAGAATTTCAACATCAGACTTGTTGATCCATGACATAACGCCGTCTAACAATACTTTATTGCCAGATACTTGAATTACTTTATAAGAATTTCCCTTGATGAAACTTGGGATATATTGGCCTGTAGTCCAACGGCTAGCAGAATAATTTACCTTAACAGTATATCCTACTGAGATATCACGCTTAGGCGTATTGTCAGCCTTAATGCCAGCATCTACTGCTGGGGTGTGTGTTTCGGGCTTCTCTGGATTGCCGTTCTTATAACCACTATCAGTAATACCCGTCAAGTCAACGTTTCCGTCGAGCCCGCCGGCACGATAGCAGCTAGTGAATTGCCACTGTGCCACGCCGTCCATGCTCGGGAAGTACGCATAGTCCGGTGTAGTGGTGACACTGTAGTCCTTGTACGCGGCAATCCACAACGAGTTGGGAAACTCAGCTAAAATCCGCTTGTAGTCAACGTGTAACAGCGTGTACGGCTTGTACGAATAATAAATCGGAGTATACCCGGATTGTTTGATACGTCGCATACCATAGATGATGGCATCCGTATTTGCGGATTGATCGCAAGAAGCACCATCTTCATAATCCAGTGCTACGATTGAGTTTTTAGGCGTCTGAATCCGTGGTAAAAAATAATCCATGCACTGCTTAGCTTTGAAGATGTCAGAGCCGACCTGATACCAGATATACGTGTGCATCCTTAGTCCCTGCGCGATGCCGGTAGCGACCTGAGATTGGTAGGTGGCCTGCGTGTAGATGCCGCCTGAGTTTATGCCGCCGATTTGCGAGATAGCAAATTCATCACTGGCTTGGCCTTTAACGGCCGTATACCCTTGATACCGTGATAGATCCGTCCCCTGCGCTCTGCTTGCCTGCACGTTTTGACCGCATAAAAAAAGCCCTGCGCATACGGCAAAGCCCAACATGATTTTACTTCTCATCGTCATCACCTCGATAGTCATCGGATAACTTATAAATGTATTTTTTAAGCCATTCGGGAATCGGGATTCCCATCTGACCCAGATTTTCTATAATCGAAATCCCGTAAAAAAGGATATAAAAAATTAAAAGCGTATCGGCCATGCCACTCGCTCCGTAAATATCACATAACGGATAAAGTACGCATACAACTAGCAGCAAAGTCGAGTGCTTGATCAGGCCGCTGATTCCCTTACTGGATGTCGTTTCCTTGTTAATCAGTGATTTTACAAAACCTGTCATGACATCGATTAGAACCACTAGAAAAAACGCAAAGAAAACAGGGTTATCAATCAGTGCCGACAAATGTTTGATGTATTCTATATGCAACATTTAATCACTCCTTTTTATCCTCCCACCCACCGCATATTTGCCTTAGCCTACAATTTTGACCAGTTTCGCGTGCGCAAGATCGCTGATTTGCTTACGTGTCAAATCGTCAAGCGTTTTGCCGTCTGTCAAATCCGATACCGTCAACTCAATGCTTGCCGATACGTAATTAGGCGATGCGTCGAATCTCATCGAAACGTTGATACTTTGTGTTGTTCCGTCCTCATTAAAGTTGTATTGAATGTTAGTCAATTTCATTTTGCTCACTTTCCTTTGCTTTTAATTCGTCGATTTGTGCTTTAAGCTCTGCAATAGTTACTTTGTCGTTTGCGATTTCAATCGCTAGTTGTTGAATTACGTTTTGAGTATGATCCACTACTTATCAATCCTTTCTTTCAATGTATCAATTTCCTTTAATAAACTCTGAACAACAACTGTCAGATATCCCAGTTGTGTTCCGTCATCACGTCCCAAGCCGTCAACAAAAGCACCGGCCGCCCGGTACTGTGGTCTATCGTTAACGTCATCAATGATAAGGCTGGCATAGTGTTTGCCGGTCTCTCCAAACTCTTTGAACTGATAGTCGTAAATATCGGTATTTTTTATAGCGTTGACGGCGGTTTGAACGTCAAGCTTTTTGATATTCATTTTTTTAGATAATGCCGACGTGTTGACAAAAGACGGGGCGTGCATTTTTGGCCCCCACCATAAATCGGATGTGCTGTCATTAAGGGTGATGGTATGTTCGCCATTGTATGTCAGCCCGTTCATGATGATATTACGATTATCCTTGCCGCAAGCATTAAGTTTGATGTCCCAAGCGTTTATCACGATGGAAGAACCGGCTTTACTCAAATCTGCGGGGTTATTTAACCGGCCACCAACTTGAACATATGGTCTGTTATTAATATCCGAGATGCTTATGTCTTCATAAACTTCACCGGCTGTTATAAAGATAGTTTTATCACCCCCCAGCATCATTCTGCCATCATCAGCTCCGATGATTCCCGTTCCAGAAAATTTAGCGAAAAGAGGGCCGCTTAAGTAAGAAAGGTCACAATTGTCGGTCCTGATGTTAAACCCTCCTTTGCCGATTACACCTACTCCTTTTGCGCCGAAGATATTATCATCACACTTGATAACACCGTAATTTATGCTGTTACTCCCCCCGCCGGTCTGCCAGTATGCATAGCTAGCTAACGTTAACTTTCCCGACTCCATATACACGCCTTGCCCGCCCGAATCAAACGCTGCTAGCGTCCCATCTTTTATCCACACGTTATCGCTACCCATTTGGTTGTGTATGCCGTCTTCGTTGACCCACGTATCAGTCCCCCATTTGTTCTGATGTATTTCAACGGCTGTCAAGGTTCCTGTCGTGATATTGCTTGCATCGATATTAACGACGTTGATTTTAGCCGCATCGATGGTGCCGGCCAGCATCATGTCGGCCGTGATACCAGTTGCTTTTATCTTTTTCGCGAAAGTTGTCCCGTCAATCGCAACATCGCCATTCAGCAGGATATGCTTTGAATCAATTTTGACCGCCGCACTAGTCATATCGATTTTCGATATGTCAGAACCCCCGACTAGTTGGGCAACCTTTAATCCGATACCGTCTGATGATTGCTTGATTGACGCCATACTCGATTGGGTATATTCATCGAGTTTTGTAAAGCTAGCATATGCTACATAACTTGCGCCGCCTTTGCCATTCTTATCTTTGGTGGCTATGCATGGCAGCACTCGCGTAACATTATCCGGCACCGTTACAACGCCCTTTACCCATCCCCAGTGGTCTGGAGTGATAGTGGCACTTGGTCCCATCGCCCAGTGCGTTTTCCCGCCTTGTTCATAGCGCAAATACGCAGCAACTATAATGTTCAGCCCGTTATATACACTCTTCATATTGGGACACAGTGCCTCAACATAAAATTTAGTGCCCGGTTTGACAGGTATCCATGAGGTTCCATAGTATAGGTCACTGCCTGTCGAGGAGTACACCCAGTTATAGAATCCGTTAACCGGTCCGCCTTTCTGGAGAGTTGCCGGCGTTTTTAAATCAGCACAGTACCACTCCCCGACATTTCCGTCCTCAAAACTCTTTTTGCCGATGAGCTGACCGCTTGAGTCGAGATTGTATTTCCATGCTTGCTGTTGAAAACCGGTTGCGTCTTGGATCCAGCTTGAGTTCTGAGTAATCTTAATCAACTTTTTCCAATCATCGGTGGCCTTTAAGCTATTGATCGTCGAGTTCTTAAGCGCATTCTCTCTAGTCTGCGTTTCCGTCTTGGTATACACGGATGATGACAATGCGTATGTCCGCTTGACTTCGGCTTGATAGGCCGTGAGTGCGTCAGCCTGGTCCTGTATGCGTTTGTTGACGTCATTATCCGACATACACCAGTCAGTTGCTTTGTTGCCTTTTTCGAGTTTGACACGGCGAATATACACCGTGCCATCGGCAAAGTTGCTTTGATACCTTCCAATTAACACGCGGTGGATATTTGACTGTGTCATTTCCTGCGACCACGTCCATGTTATCCAGTACCGCTTCCACTGCGTCGACAAACTAAGCGGGGCGTAACCATCAGAGTTTCCGGTCGGTGTGGATGTTTGACAAGTGACCGTGCGAAGGCATTTTCCGTCGGCATACTTGCCCGAACCATCGTAGAAATGGTTTGCGATGGTTGTTTTATCAGTCGTTGCTTTTGCCTCAAAACTTGCCGTGAAAACCGTTCCCGTTGGTGGTGTGGCTAAAGTTTGCATAAAAATGTCAGTGTGTCCTGTAGCAGGTCGCTTAGCTGACCGCTCTCTTTCGCTATCATCCAGTAAGTTTGTCCCACCGATTTGTAGCCCGTCAATCTTGCCACTCAGCGATTTATACGATTCGGTCGTACCATAGGCATCAGCAACTTTTTTGGCAAATCCGCTACCAAAATTACCGGTTGTCCCATTATAATCAAGCGCACTGATCAGATTGGTTGTTTGCTTTTTTGTTTGGTTAGTTTCGTTGCTATAGGCGGATACCAACGTGTTCAAATCGCCAGTTGTCCCATCCTTGCCAATCAGCTTCCTGATTGTAGTATCATAACCGGCTACTTTCGTATCAATTCCACTTGCCTTAACCACGCTGTTGGCAAAGCTTGTCGAATTCATAGTCGTTTCAATAGTGTCAGCTTTGGTCTTTACAGACTTGACATCGCTTGCGAGCGTGTCAACTTTATCTGCCGTCTGTTTAAATTGTGTCCCTGTTACATATCCGTTCAAATCAGTTTTGTTGGCTTTTTGGCTTAACGTGGTCGATGTCTGTTGCTTGAACGTGTTGTACTCGTTGTCATCGGCTTTAGAATCAATAAGGGATTCAATACGATTATTTTCGGCTTTGACGCTGATCAACCCGCCTTTTCCGTCGCTCAGTGCCGCTTCCAGAGCACCCGCTCGGGCCGATGCTGATGTAACCTTGCCATCGAGCGTGGCATACGTGGCTTTTACACCGCTGACATCTGACTTGATTTCTCCAATTGCTTTGCCGTTTTTTGTCACGGTTTTAGCAACGTCATCAACTTTAGCGCGCGCTTCACTTGCACTGTTATTTGCTTCCGTTGCATTTGCCGAAGCAGTATCCGCAGTTGCCTTTGCCGCTTGAGCTGTTTCCGAGGCTTTAGTCACGGCTGTGGAAAAAGCCTGCTTCTCAGTCTGGTAAGTTTCGTTAGGAACGTACTTGTCATCGATTTCTTTGAAATGCGCGTTGGTGTCTTTGATAACCTGATCTACTTGTCTTTTGACCGCAGTTGTATCAGCTGTCGAAACAACTAACTCCCAGTTTCCGTTTTTGTACTGATACATTTCAGTTTCGCCATTGCCTAAGTCTTTGTACCACAAATCGCCTTCGACGGCATGCAATGGTTGGCTAGCGCCATAGAAGTTGGTATTCTTACCGTTTGCCGACTGCAGGGCTGATTGCGAGTAATCTTTGGCCAATTGCACGGTGTCCTGCACTGCGCTGATTGTTGACGTGATGCTTGCTTTTTGGAAATCATCACCCAGCTCAATCGTGTTGTTCTGCGCATTGAGTAAATCGTGAGTAACCTTATATACACGCGTCAGATACTCTATTTTTAAATCATGCCTGATAATCGCAACAGTATCGCCCAAATTTAAGCTACCGACGTCTGTAACTGACGCTTTAAAAGAGACCTTAGGCCGTTTCAATTCTTGCAGCTTGTCATATGTGGCTTTCAGAAGCAGTGCGGGGTCGGTGATTGCGTCAAACTCTACTAAACCGATACGTGGTGCCCCATCAGAGAACCCGTATATAGCCGTAGCTGCCGGATCTTCCAGATATTCCTGCTTGGCCGGCTTATCGAGCGGGTCCCCTGCAGATTTCTTCCATACAACGTCGGCAAAGGTAATTTTCCGACTGTATCCATCAGGACTTCCATCAGTACCTTCGCTGACCTGCACACTGGACCCACGGCCTACAAGTGCAGTTACCAGAGTGTCACTAGACTGTTCGCATGTTACGCTGAGCAGCTTATCGCCGTACTCGTACCGCCGTCCGGTTCTGGATCCCATTTGAGTGTACAGGTTAACCATGCGTTTTTTAACTTGGTTGTCAATCGGGTCAAAAACAACGTCAAAAGTGACTTCAAGATCGAACAGATTGACCACGCTCTGCAAGCTGGCCAGGACGGTAGTGTAGTAGAAATTCGTACTCTGTGTACCGGTATCAGCAACATATCCGACAGAAAACCGTGTTGCCGACAAGATTTGCTGCAGCATTTCCTTGGCAGTACGATTCTGTGGTCGCATGTCCTTGATAAATGAGTATGATCCAAGTTCATCGTATGCAGATTCAACTGCAGTATAGCTAATCTTGTTGTCCTCCTGTGTTTCCGTCAAAATCTTGAAACACATGTACGTAGCGGCACCGGGGCGCTGTATAAGTACATACTGACACCCTGCACTCAATTTCTTGGCGACGACAAACTTCAGACTGCCGGCCGTATTGATTTGTTCCTCAAGCGTTGCACTGATGACATCGGACGAAACAATTCCAATCACATCCTGTTTTTTGTTCAGCTGATACAAAATCACAATTTTTTCACCTCGAATCTAATTACATATCCTCCACTTGCGTTAAACGTCAGCTTAGTGTTGTGGTCAATCCTAAAATCAGCAAAGTTGCTGTTGAGAGAAACGCTTGACAATACCGTAGCGCCGTTGACCGTACATGTCAGGGATTTAAAGTCAATCACTATCTTTTTCCCGGCTGAAACTGATTGATTTAGCAGAAAATGCTTGCCTTGATTGCTAGTGACTTGAAATGTGGAAATTCCCTCCGCTGGCGTGAATTCAATCGCTGCTGGCAAATTTGCAAACCCAGTGTCATCATACTCGGATAAACTTACAGACGTCCCTGTTCCCGTTATAGTCTTCTCCGCAGAATAACAGTATGGATCGCTCAGCGTAATTTCGATGGTCCCTGTTGGGTGAAGAGTGGTATCGTCAAACGTGAGTGACGTTACAGTACCGGTATATCTATAGCCGTCATCGGCAAAGGAAACTTCCGTATTCTTGACGGACAGAAGCTTTTTAAGTTTCCCTGTTTTGTCAGACAGATCCGACAGGCTTGAAGCCTGCAGGAAAAAATTTACCGTCAGCTTCTTCGATTCAATGCGCGAACTCAGATATTTAGCACCATCACTGGCTAAATCAGTCGAATTGACCGCAGTTGTAAAATTACCACGACCTGAAACGGCAAGCGTGTCAAAGTCGGCTATTGCGGTATCAATGCATTGCCCACCATAGCTAAATGCTACCTGTGATCTCACACTCACCACTCCTTTCAGAATTTATATGCACGTTGGAACTGCGTCTTAGTACCCTGTGCTTTGGAAATGTCATCAACGAATGCCTGGAAATCACTGCTGCCAAGCGTCAGGTTTATCACAACCGGCGTAGTACCACCCGGGGCAGTACCTGTTTCAACGTTCCCGGAGGTGGCTAATGTAGCAACCGGATTAGCAGTCAGCGTATCAGCAATCGTACCACTCATGCCCAGCACGGTTGACTTAACGTTTTCAAATCCGTTTACCAATCCCCCGTTAAGCCCGGCCATGATTGCATTGCCGGCCGGAATCAGCAGTTTTTTATCATAGCTGATAGGGCCCTTATGTTTCTTAATCCACTTGGCAATACCTCTTACAAAGTGCTTGACACCTCCCCAAGCGGATTTGAGACCGCTCAGAAGACCGTTCATGATAGCTGCACCGGCATGCCATAAATTGATGTTCCGCAATCCGTTAAATGCAGACCTAACACCGCCCAAAACACCCTTGACGCCGCTAGATACGTTGGAGACGCCACGGCCGAATGCGCTAAATGCTGCCTTAGCGCCACTGACGGCTCCGCGTACACCGCCGGATACGCTGGAAACAACGCTGCCTAATCCATGCCATGCTCCTGATACTGCACTCCGCAAGGCATTACCGGCAGACTTCAAACTGTTCCATGCGATTTTCAAACCGTTGACTACACCCTTGACGCCTTCACCAGCGAGCTTTACACCATCCTTGATTCCGTTCCACGCAGTGCTGACAACGTTCTTCATCGTTTTAGCCGCACCGCCAAGACCACCGAACTGACCGACTAACTGACCAATAAACGAAGCAAGAGCTGTCAAAACCGGTGAAAATGCCTTAAAAGCTGCAACAACGACATTGACAATCGGCGTCAACACTTGAATGGCAACTTTAACAGCATTAACCGCAAACGTGATTGTGCTAAGAACGCCCTTGAAAACACCGCCAAGAAATGCACCCAGAACTTTAAAAGCCGGGGTCAGCGCTCCAGCGATTGTTTTAAGCAGCGGCTGGCATGCGTTCCATAAGCTGGTTACTGCTTTGATCAGCGGGCTGACTGCCGGCAATGCGACGCTCGCAAATGTTTCAAACCCTGCCTGAACTGCCGGAAGTACAGCAGAAGCCAGTGATTTCAAGCCGCTGAAATCAAGATTGTTTATACACGTCTTAATCGTGTTTATTACGGGCGTCAATGCCTGCTGAACTTTGCTAATGCTGCCCGAAACGCTGCCGAAATCTATTTCAATGCCAAGATTCGAGAACATCCCTTGAAGTCCCTTTTTCAGTTCCGGAATGGCAGCCTGTATAAATGTCGAAAGAGCACTCGGCAACGTCGAAATCAAGCGGCCTAGCATTGGTACAAAATTGCCAAAGAAGAATGTTGATGTAGTCTTCGCCAGCGCGTTCAATGACGGAGTTATGTCTAACTCGCCGTCAGATAGATTGCCAAGAACATCCTGAAACGAAGCCTTCATCGAGTTGAACGACCCCTGAAGCGTAGTTGATGCTTCCTTGGCCGTTGTACCCGTAATCTTAAGATGTTCCTGAACCGCATGGATTGCCTTGACAGTATCGCCAAAATCGCCGACAGTGTAGTGTTCCCCCGTCAGCTTTTCAGCGTCCTTCATCAGTCGTTCCATTTCGGATTTAGTACCACCGTAGCCGAGTTTCAAGTTGTCCAACATTTCATAGTTGCCACGAGCAAGAGATTGATACGTTTCCTGAACTAGTTCCATATCGGTGCCCATTTTATTAGCGTTATCTCCCATGTCCGTCATTGCGGTATTAGCCAGTTTTGCAGCCTTTTTCGTGTTACCACCGCACGACGACACAAGGGACGCCGCAAAACTGGTTACGTTTTCCATGTATGAGTTAGCCGACACGCCAGTTGTCCGGTACGCTTCCTGCGCATACTGCTTAACCATACCCGCCGAGCTCTTGAAAAGCGTCTCTACACCACCGATTGACTGCTGCAGCTTGCCACCTTCTTCAATCGAAGCTGCGATTGCCTTACCGATACCGGCAGCCGCAATTGCAGCTGTTGCAACCGCAGCTAATCTTTTACCAAGGTGCAGTCCACCAGTGGCGCCGGCTTCGTCAGCAGCAGGAACAACTTGATTTGTGATTCCGCCTGAAATTCCTTTAGCGGAAGGCACGATTTGCACATAAGCTTTGCCGAGCTCAATCGCCATCAGCTTCCACCCCTTTCAAAATTCTGTTGCGTTCCTTTTCAAATTCCTCACCGCTGGCAAATGACAATCCGACGCTTTCTTCGGCATTTCCTGTCAGTATATCAGTCAAGCTGACAGGCTTGTTGCGGTTTTGCTGAGCGTCTTCCGTCTTTTGCCAGACGAGAATGCTTAACCTGTCTAGAATGCCCGCAGACAAAAGCGTATCAAGCGTATATCGCATGTCAGCCATTGCCATTTTTATGCGCGAATCGTCTCTTAAGCCATAGCAAAAAACAGCTACCCGGTCTGCAGGTAGCTGTCTGTAATTGTAAATGCCATACGTTTCAGCCAGGTCGCATATCAGCGCATCCTCATCTGTGTTAATGGCAGCGGCAAGGAATACTATTTTTTTAAGGTGGCCTGTGTGGAAATGATGTCTTCGAACTCGATCACCATTTTCTCGATGTCAACCACTCCATTCTCGTCTCTGACATGATCTTTCAAATCCTTTACGCGGTCACCGATAAGCTTTTTGAAAATCTGCGGCAGAACGAGCGGATTATCATCCACCTCTGCCAGCAGCTCGACCAGCTCATAGTCCTTGAAAAGATTTTCATCAAATTCGTACTCAAATCCTGTCTTTGTCTTGCCTTTAAGCATTAATAATCACCTTCCGCCTTTGGTTTGACAATGTACTCGTAGTGCGTGTTGGATTCTGCGTCAGGGAAGCACGTTACTGTTGTCTCATAACCGACATCATCACCGTCAGCATACTTGATTTCGCCAATTTCGGTGACTTTCCCCTGCGGAATCACAATTCGCTTCAGCACATTGTCCCTCAACACCAGCTCAATGACAATCACGTGCTCTTTAAGCTCAGTTGAATTCGATTTAACGACTACTCCTGTGTCAAGCGTTCCTGTGACATTGGCATCACCATACACTTCCTTCAAAACGTCAACATTCAGCACTTCGGCCAAAGTGTATTTGAACGTATCCGTCTTTTCCTTCTGGACGGAGTTGATGATGTCACCGCCCCACGCCTTGATATCATCTGTCTTGCGTTCATCCGAATTCTGAATGCCGTCATCTGACACGTATCCAAGGCACTTAAACGCTGTATTAAGCGCACTGGTTGCGTCAGTCGGCAATGCCGTCCCGGTCGGAGCGCTGTAAATGGCACCGCCGACTTTAGGTTTTGCATTCGTGACATATTTGACTGTTGTTGCCATTATATGACCTCCTTACAAATAGTTAATATCATATACCGCCTGATAGCGGTAATTCTTAGTTTCAGTATCAGTAAAATTGTAGCTGCCGTTAAGATGCGCACCACCGACGTTCTCAACCGTTGTCAGCCCGTCCATTGCTCGGATGACATCCTCATTGAGCTTCGCCGCATTATACAGTGATGTTCCGTACGATTGAATGGCAACCGTTGCCTTCTTCAAATGATTTGACTCACTGCCGCCCGTTTTATCAAGCAGGACATACGGTACAGTAACGCCTGTTTTATGCTCCAAAAGCACGGGAACATCAAGCACACTGTCAAGATACTGTTTCAAAATGAGTTCAATCACGTGCCGCATTCACCGCCTTCAGAATCGTATTATGCTTCGCATTACTGCGTTTTGCCTTGATGGAATCGGCATATACCATAGTGTTTGCACGATTCTTGCCGACATATATGTCCTGTTCGTATCCATCGCCGCACCGTTCCCGAATGATTTTAGCCTTAGCCTTAAGCCCTGACTGCATCTCGGACGATTTGAGCAGCTGTGCAACACCGGCACGGTTTAGTACAAAACGGTCCTCACTCATATCGTTCCACCATCACTTTCCTATTCCACGCCAGCGGTATCAAGCTTTCGATGCCTTCCTGAGGAATGCCCACAGTTCGCCAGGTCTGACCAAAAAACTTGACCTGCCGATTGGCCCAGGTGTGCGAATCTCCTTTAGGTATGGCTAGCTCATACACGATCTTCTTGCCAGTCAAGCTCATCTCGGCAGTAACATCATCCGTTGACGCTGGCGCTACCAGAACGTTGTCAACCGCAATCTCTTCCTTGACCGTAACTGGCTGTCCGAACGGGTCTTCTGATTCCTCTGTCTCGTCAACGAGAATAACTGTAATTCCTTTAAGCATACGGGTCAATCACCCCGTATCTCTGACGTTTCAATCCCAGGCGCTTAAGCTCAGTGTCCTTGATAAACAATCCACCGCCAGGAACAAGGAATGAACCACTGTAGGAGTAGCCTAAAGCGCTCTCCGTCATCTGTGTCATCGGTTCCTGATCAGTTGACGTCATCAGCGTTCTCGCTACAACATCAACGGTCACAGACTTTAAAACGCTCGCATAAGCATCGCTGTCGGCCGCCAGTTCATCAAGATTTTTGCCTACTTTGTCCGCTTCGACACGCAGACTGTCAGAGACAATCTCCAACAGGCCTTCCGCACGCTCGCGTTCAGTCGGCTTTAATACGCGCCATAATTTTTCAAGATCTTCGATGGTTGCGAAGTTTGCCACCCTACCACCCCCTAAGCTAATCTATGGTGACTATTCTGCCGGTGCTTTGATACGTGCAAACGCCTTCGCGTCAAGCACGCCCCAACCGATAAACGACTCGGCACGAAGCAGTACTTCGTTGTTTGCCTTGAGGTCGCGACCCGTCTGATCAGGATCACCGTACTCGATGACCTCGAGCGGGATTTCTTCCGAGTAGCCCCACTTGAAGGCATTTTGGAAGTCGCCTGCAATGACATAATCGTTTTCAGACGTAGTGCCTTTTGTCGCAAGCGTCTTGTTGACATCAGACGTCATGCCGTAAAATGCATCAGGATTCTGACCAAAGCGGAATTCAGGATACTGAACTACACCGTTAACCTTAACCTGTGCCAGCGCCTGACCAGCTGCAGGGGAAAGTGCGAGCCCTGTTACGTCATAGTCGTTGGCAACAACCGTTTGAACGATTGCGTCAATCTGATCATCGATTTGTTTCTTAGCGTCAAAATCAACGCCCGTTACCAAACCGTCAAGAGAATTTGTCGCCTTGAATGAAGCATCAGTGAGCGATTTCGGTTCAAGACCATGGATTGCTGCCAAGTCAAAAGCAACCGCAATCTTTTTGGCAAATCCATCGCTAAAAGCTTGAAGGTAATCAATCTGTTTTTCTTCTGAGCAATACTTAAATTCATCCGAAATGCGTGCCTGATAAACAAACTTCGTGGGGCGAATAACCTTCGATTCAAGAGTTGCCTTGCCCGGCTTCTTTGTTTCGCCTTCGCCTACAATTTGTGCATTGCCTTCCAAATTAAAAACAAACTGTTGTGAGCCGTTGAATGGAATCGGTGTTTGTGCGCTGAGTTTTGCAAGGGTTGAGTAGCCCTTGACCTTCGACATCAATTCTGTGACAAGCTCCGGTGAAAAAGTTGTACCGCCTTTTAATGTGTCAACCATAATATCAATCTCCTTTTAAATTAATGTTCTGTAAGCTGGCGCGTCATCTGCGCCCAGCCTTTATCATCAACTGCTGGTTCTGTCGATTTCAACGGGGCAGCCGACTTAGGCTGCATGTATCCGGCCAGTGTTTCTGCATCGCGCTTCAGGCTGTCTTCATCATCACCTCGTAGCCGATTGGCAAACTCAAGTGGCAAACCACTCTGCAAAGCCACGCGGGTTTTCATTTTCTCCGTTTCATAACCGGAAATCTTGGCCTGCAGGTCTGCGATTTGCTTGTCAAACTCGCCTTTTTCCGATTTGGATGATTCGACCGTCGAATGCAGCTCAGCATTTTCAGTTTCAAGTTCCTCAACGCGTTCCCTGAGCTTGTCGTAATCGGCGTACTTCTCCTTCTGACGCGCCAAACGCTCTTTTACGATACGATCAAGTTCTTCCTGCGTTTCGATTGTTTTAAATTCAGACATATCACTGTCTCCTTTCTCCGCATTTCCCGTGCGTTCGGTAATATCAGCAAGCTAGTAGCTTACTTTCTGCTTTTTACGGGGCTTGAGGGTTGCACAAGCCCAGTGCGCCAGCAGCGCGCTGTCCATAACACTGATATCCATGTCATCAAACTGCGATCGGTACCCAAAACCGCCGCTTGAGCCAATGCTACGTTTATCACAGTTCGTTGTGATTCTGCTAAGCGTCGGCTGCCCTGCGTGGCACAGCGTTTTTTGATAAATCGCCTGTTCCCACATCGAGTTGGCTGTGATGATTTCCTTGACGGTCGGCAGTACCACATTTTTGACATGATAGTCCTTGAGTTCGTCAGCCAGGATCTTCTGACGACTAGCTCCATCAATCACGATTTGCTCCACATAAGCGGATTTTAGGAAATTAACGATCCACTGATTACCATTGCGAACTGATTGACAGTCGATGGTTTCAACAAACACCCGCTTATCTGCGGTATGCACCGCAATGCTCAACGCAGCGTTTGCCCCGTCTTGACCATATTTGACACCGGCAAAAAGTTTGCCTTGGAAAGTTGGCAAACTGTCAACTTTTAGCGCATCCCATTCAGCTGCTGCAATTGCAGATTTCTGATTGTACGATGGCCAAAAGCCTAAACGCTGAACGTTGTGGTCAAGCTTGTCTTCACCTAGTTCGGCTTCGATTTTGCGTTCGGTCAAGTGAAACCCAAGTGACGGATTTGAGTTGTACCATGCATCGATGTCGTCGATTTCCTTTTCCTCAGATACCGACCACTCCGCCCAGCCGGAATATTTTGCCTGGCCGAACAGACATGACTTGCGATATTTAACAAAAACAGTCCCGGAAGAAACAGGAGTTGGCGGTGTCCCGCACATGACTGTCATAGGATTGTTGCTGTCGGTCACCGTGTACTTGAGTGCCGATTCCTGTTCGGTCGTATACTCCTGCGCCTCGTCGATAACGAGAAAATCAAAGCCTTCGCCCAGTCCGCCATTGGATGTCCTCGTACGAAACTGGATAATTCCGCCCGTCTCATAAAGTTCGATGCGTTCCTGTCCCTTAGCTCTTATTGAGTTAAAATCATCGCCATCAGTCAAACCCATCTTTTCAAGATATTTCTTGACCTTCTCAAAAGATGAATGAGAAGTGCTGATTCTGTGCGCCGTATGCAGCATGTTAAGCCCGTGCTTAAGTCCCCACAGTTCAAGAATATAGATGATTTCCGTTTTACCGTTACGGCGGGGGATAGAAAAACCGAACTTCTGATGCACCCATAAGCCATCATCATCAACAGCCATGATTGACTTGACAAGATTTTTCTGCCACGGGTAGCTCTTCAGCCCGGTTTTTTCGTATATTGCGATTGCTTCATCCGACAAGGATCCAGTGTATGGTAGAATTACCGATTGAGTAGGATTCTGATTGCCTAGTCGTTTTTCAGCCATGGCCTTCTTCCTTTCAATCGTATTGCCCAGTTTAACGCCATATGACAGGGCAAAAAAAGAGTATAAAAATAGCGGTTAACTTAATTAACCGCCGAATACCATTTCGATTAAGCCAGCCACATCATAGTCATTTTTAGCCATGTTTGCACTTCTTAAACACGTTATGGAAAAATAAAAACACCCTTACGGATGCTTAGATTTTAATTTTTCTTGTTCTTCTCTACGCAGTTTTTCAACATAATCTTTCAACTCTTTTGCTCTTTCTTTTTGAAGACGCAGTTCTTCTTCGGTATAGTCATCGTAAGATTCTGAATCAATTCGTTCCTGATAATATTTTCGAGCCAATTCCTTACTTAACATAAAAATATCACCTCAATTTATAAATATATAAACCAGCCTCTTTTTTCACTAACTCTAAATCAGCACCACTGTTTATAAGAAACTCTCGCTGCTTTCTATATGCTTCATCAGCTATCAATTCAACGTAACCGCCATTACTTCCCCTGGGAACAATAATCGCCACATTGGGTACCTTTCCTATTACCGCCTTTGGCATAGCTGAAGTACTTAAAAACTTATTCAACCGCTTATTAAGTTTTTGGGGTAATCTATCATTTCTGTATACTATTATATCATCTTTCAGTTTAAATTTCGATAGGCCTTTATTTATAAAACCTGCATTTCTCAAAATGATTTCCTTTTCTTTTTCATCTTTTGGGAAATAACGACCTTCCAAAAATTCATTGATTTTGAAAAACAATTTCTTGCCATCATTATCTGTGCCATTATACGTATATTTATTAATCGACCTTATCTCTTCATCTTCCAAGTCTTTTTGCCATATTCTTGCCTCTTTCCTTAAAGACTCAACAGCCTTCGACGTAGGAATCGGATTATATCCCAATGACCTTGCCTCCGCTTCGGCTGCAGTCTGAATGCTGTCTTTTCTTCTAAAGCCATTATCGCCTTTTGATTTACGAATCCTTTCACGTTCGACTTTCGATTCGTTTCTCCACCCCTTAGTGTGTGCATTCTGCACGCCTCTTCCGTCCTCCGGAAAATATTCAACAATGCAGCGACAGTTATCATGACGGCGATAGATCTCTTGTTTAACTGGATAATTGTACGTTCCCGCCAGATTTGCACACCACTTGCAGCCGTTGCCAGCATATCTTCTGACGATTTTCGGCTGCAGACCTGCGCTGGCGTGGAATTCAACGTTTTTAGCAATTGTGTCATCAACAACGGACTGCGTGAAGTTAGCAATCGGACTGCCCATGACGAACTTGTCATTTTCAAAATCACCTTTGGACAGGCGCTCAATCAAGCCGTCAACCTTATCCTGATCAATGTCCGGTTTCAGTGCGGCTAGGGTCAGGCCCGCCTTCCTATTGAGAACTTTCTGCACACCAGCCGCCAGTTCGGACACCAGTTCATAATTGGTACCCAGCGTTTTCTGTAACAGCCGTTGAGCAATATTGTAGTACATTGTTCCGTTAGGCAATAATTCGTTTGTTACATGTTTTGTCAGGGCGTCAGAGAGCATGCAGCCGACCTCATATGCGTACTCGTAAGCGTCAGCATATGTAGCTGACTTATCCTCAAGCTTCTTCTGCACCTGTTTGACAATCCCGTTAGCAGCATATGACTTTTCAAATTCGTCACAGACCAGTTTCAGCAACTCCGGCAAGACATCATCAGTCATCGTTTACCACCTCTGACTGTGTAGTAATCTGCGGTTTGGTGTTTTCTGCGCCGTGAATGCCGGTCAAATCCCTGATGGTCTCGCCCGTCACAAATCCCGGAATCGCCTGGTTGAGTTTGATTACGCCATCGCCAATCAGCGTCAGCGTATTAGCATCGGCCTCGAATAACGGTTCCCACTTAACCTCAGTATCAACAAAACGGCTGCGTGCATAGTGGAACTGGTCCTGAAGACACACCGCCGTATATGCGCAATTCAACAGGCCACTGCCCAGTGACCGCTGCGCCTTACGTCCAGCCAATCTCAGATTCTCGTGACTGGCCTTTATTGCCTCAACTGAAGACGGATTATCAGACGCAAAGCCCAAATCATCAAGTGTCAATCCCATTTCTCCGGCAAAACCGGCAGCTGCGGTTTTCAGCTGCTCGGTAAACGGAGCCATGCTTGCGGTCGTGAACTGGCCGACAGTAGGACGGTCGCCATCATCATCCTTGTCAATCCTCAAAAGAGATGAAACCGTTGCTCTCCACGCATCCATCGGTTCAGCGTCAGGATCCATGCCAAGAATGTATTTCTGCGGATACGAATAAAATTCGGCCGTGACGTCGGCTCGCTCAAGCGTGCGTTTGGCGTAACGCTGATAATACATACCTGATCTGGTGATTCTTGACCGACCAAACGGTCTGACAGCGTCGGGCCTGTGAATGACCGGAACAAGCAGCGGCATACCAGCGGGATTGGCGATTGAATATGGTGAACCGCCTTTAGGGTAATACCACGTTTCAGTCGACGTGAAATATGCTTCCAGAAGCGGTGCCTCTGTATCAATATCTCGCTGAAGTACGGCATACCCTTCCGTTAGCAGACCCGTAATCGGGTCAATGACACCCGTGGCATTAGACGCTTCAATGACCTGCAGACGCACAGGATCAGCAGAATCAGAATCAGCAGAGACGTAGACAAAACAGCAGCTGCCAATCAATGCCGATAGAACTGCGCTGTCAAAAAACACATCGGGATTGTTCTGCTTAAAAATCTGATTTACTCCAAAATCATCATTTGCAAATTCTCTGAATACCAGTCTGTCTGCCAGAGCGTCAACACCTTTCGCATTCCACCCAAGTACCGCACGATACCGATCACGCACACTAGGCGGGATAGTCAGTCCGACGGGGGAATCATGATATTTAGCTGCATACTGCCTGTATCTCATCAGAACCCGTGGTCTGACGGTTGCCAGCTTGCGTTTCAGGTACCCCATACCCTTAAATTCACTCACTTTATCTACTCCTTTCATGTCGCACGAGAAAAAATGTACAGTGACGGCGGGAAAGCACGGACGGCCCGTGTAGGGGGTCTATACCCCCCTGTATCTGGACCAGTCCAGTGACTGCGGAAGATTCCTGTTGCCGATTACTTGAGGCTTCTTTTTAAATCCACTAGCATATAGCTTGTCCGATTTCTGACGGTTGCATTGCCAATGAGCCAGCTGCAGATTGTCCAGACTAGATGGATGACCACCCTTGCTAATCGGTACGATGTGATCAATGACAGGCGACAATGGATCCGGAGCTTTTAGCGTCTTGTCAACAGGCTTGCCGCAAATCCCACAGACGTTTTGTGTCAGTAATATTCTTCTCTTATTCTTCTCAAATGCAGTCCTGTGCTGTCCTTGTCTGTCAGCTCTGACCATGCTGTCACCTCCACTGGTGGTATATAAAAAGGCAAGGGATTAACTTGCACTCCAGGGGGATGCTTACCATCTTGGCATGGTATCCCCAAGGGGGTGTTAATCTCTTGCCTTTTTCGACGTTATCATAATAGCATGTATGCACGGTTACTTTGTATACACTCCAACTACACTCTTACTACACTTCAACTACACTACAACTGCACTCAAACTACACTGATTGACTGAACGCCCTGAATGTAAAGCTTGGTGACATAGCTGCAGCTATAGCTGACATCGTCCGCTATCTCTTCTAGAGACTGCAGGCCGATGAAGTATCGGTCCAAAACCAACGCCTGCTTCTGATTGTCGAGAGCGTCAATGCATCGTGTAATGTCTGTCCTGTCCTGACGTGCATACTTGAGAAGCGTGTTGATTTTATCTTCCAACTCTTCCCTTTGAATAAGCTTGTCTGTCAGCGTTATTTTGACTGATGATTTAGGTTCACTGCTCATGGCTGGGGACTTGAGCACGATAAGATCACTGTCAATCTGTGCCAGCTTGTCTTCCAACCGCTGAATTTTTTCCATCTTCTTTCGATACTGAAAAAGATATGCTTTATTTGTCTTGAAAATATCTTCCAAGTAATATCACTCCTTTTGAATGCGTCAGTCACGACCCGCCTTAATCATGGCAATTGCCGCAATCATTCCGAAACAACTGACCAGCTGAAAGCGTAATTCCACCATGACTGATTCCTTTATCAAAATCAGCGGTAGCATAAACAGAATAATCGATGCAATCAACAATATCTTGCCTGCTTTTGTCAGGAATTCCTTTCGCAGCTCTTCTTCTATAGCTCTGTCAATTCGGTCTAGCTTCTCAGCATATCTTCGTGCTGCTTCATTGTAATCATATTTATCCTGTCTCACTTTTTTCTCCTTTCTTTTATCAGTTCTATCGTAATGTGCAAAATTACGTAAATTATCGAAATGACAATAAATTGAATCCATTCTTCTCCGGTCACTTTTTCCTTCACTCCCTATCCATCAAAAATACCACCATTACAACCAAGATTGCGATTCCCACAAATGCAAGTGTTGCAACTACAATCTGCGGCAGAAAACGTTCAAAAAGTAGTGCCGCAAACACACATATTGACCCTATCCACATAAACACTTTGCACCAATCCATTTTTTCATTCTTCCTTGATTGGTTTGATCGTAAGCACGTCATTAGCGTTGATGACCACATCGGGGACGTCCCATTGATCTCTACGGTATTCGGTCCAAGCAGCGACAAGTCCGTCTTCGATTTCAAGAGACTGCGCTCTGATTTTAAGCAGAACATCAGCGCCACAAGTGTCTCGGTATGTTTTGTATATGATTTCAAATTTCACTCATTCTTCCTCCAGTTCTTTTTCTGCTTTCTCCAGTGCTTCTTCGACTGAGCTGGCAAGCACTATGATGTTGCTTACCACGCCACCTCGTTTGTAATCTACCTGATACGGTTTCACTTCTTTTTGCAAAGTTTGATCAGTCCTCTCTTCCAAATATGAGTGTATCTTCTAGGTTCATGCTTGACCGCCTTCTTCACCGGCTTGTACGCCTTGTTTAGTCTTGCCAGCAGATCATGCTCCAGTTTGGATGCGGTCAGTCCGTAATCTTTGGTAATTCGCATGTTCCTACCCCCCTACTAACCACCGGCACAAGAGCCAAATAAGGCTAAACCAAATGCTCAATGCAATTAATACCAGGCAACCGCCATTGGCTTTTCTAAATTTCAATCAGATACCCCCTTGATCATGTTCTCAACCGCTTTGCTGATGTTCCATTTCATCAGGATTTTGTATGGCTCACAAGGGGCAGTCAGTTCTTCACCAACCTCAAAAGCCTCAATGCTTTGGCCGTTAAAGAACAGGTAGCTGCTGTCCGTTTCGACTATGCTAGCGTATTCGTGATTATAAACTTGTCTGATTATCATGTTATAGCCCCCTTACGTCTTTCAACCCGTGCATATCGATGCATCTTTCTTTCCGTTTCGGCAGCAATCGGCTTACGATTTTCTCACTGTAAATTTTGCCAAGCTCCACAGGAGTGTTGTTTGTGGTGATAATCGTTGTCTTGTCCGTTCTTGCGTTAGAAATCCGATACATCAAGTCGTACATGTCGGTTCTGATTTCCTTCACTCGACCGCCGCTTTCCGTGCCCAGATCATCAAGCAGAAGCACGTCACAGTCATATGCCCCTTGCTCCACTTTGGCGATTTCTCTTTGAGCATCTTTGAAATCGTATGAACGGTTTAGCTTTGATACAAGCTCCGTTGTCGAAATCACCATTGCGCTTTTGCCGGTTCTTCTTAAAGCAGTAATCATCGCAATCGCAAGTGATGTTTTTCCGACTCCGGCGCCGCCAAGCAGCACAACATTGAAGTTATCGATTTTGAGCTGGTCGCTTAACGTTTTGGCTTGAATTGCCACTTGTTTTGCGAGTCCTTGGTTTTCTTGCTTAGAATAATTCCAATCAGAAAAAGAGAATTTAACCTCTTTGCCGCCTGACCACAGGCTCTTGCCCCACGTCTTCGGAGTCATGACCTCCTTTAATGCCGCTTGAATTACTTCTTCATTTTTCTTGTCGAGGAACGCTTTCCGTTCTTCATCCGTCATTTGCTGATTGTACAACCACGCTTGATAAGCGGCTTTGCATTCTTTCGGAGGCGCCTTTATAGCACCTAAAACATCACTTACGCTTTTCATTTCTTTTCCCTCCTAGTCATCGGCGAAATATCCGTATGTTTCGTTAAACTTGCGGTCTTCTTCAGTCTGTTCTGCCAACGTCTTCCTTTGTTGTCCTTGTCTTCCATGTTCTTTCTCTAGCGTTTCTACATCAGCTAACGTCTGTGGCTTTTTGTCTTCCCAGTTCAGCAGGACCTTAGAGACAAATCTCCAGTTTCTGACATTCTTTTCAAGAGCTATCTGCATAGCTTTGATCATTATTTCAGCAGGTTCTTTTGACCTTTGTTTCCAATCGTCATACGTCTGCCTGATGTCATCGTAAAGATAGCTGCTAAGCATTCCAAAGTTACTTTGATAGAATTGAGTTACCTTAGCGAAGTCGCCGCTGTCCGTCGTTTGTTCTGCTATGTTAACCAAATTAGGTTCTACTACTACGTCTGTAGTATCACCTATATTATTATCTATATTATTATCTATATTATTAGTTAACCCTGGTTTAATACCCCGTTCACTGGAGTTAACACCCTCGTTCACTGGAGTTAATACCCCCGTTAACCCTGGTTTAATACCCCGTTCACTGGAGTTAACACCTTTCAGCTCTGAAAGTGGCGTAACGTAATACTCGCAAAACTTCACGTTGTTGATTAATTTGTCTTTTTTTCTGATGAACCCTTTGTTCACAAGCGACCTCAGGATTTTATGAACACCTGGTTTTGTAGTGCTCGTCCAATCAGCTAAATACTGTAAGCTTCCCGTGAAATGGGTTCGACCATCTTGAGAAAAGCCATAAATGATAGCATATACGATCAGCGCATTGCCTTTTAAGCCGAGTTTAGTAATCATCCAACCTTGAATTGCAACGAAGTTATTATCACGTATTTTGCTGTTTTTCATGGCGTCCCTCCTAAAGGTAATTCCTTCCGTACCGCTTGATAAAGTCTTCTTTGCTTTTACCGTAATAATCAATCCATGCCCGTTCGCCTGCTTTTTTTAGCTTCAAGTCAAAGTCACGATTAAAATGCACTCCGTAATTCGTCATGTTGTGCATCTCTGGTGTGAGGAAAACCACTAGACCATCTTCAATCGATAGCCTTCTGTTTCCAGTTCCGAAAAAGATTTCATGCCGACAAAGTCCAGGTTCTCGACAATTCCGCCAAAATGGGTAATTGTCATTCATAATGCAAAATTCCATTTAATCACACCCTTCAATAAAATGTAGCTGCTCCCTTTCGCTCTTCGTTAAGGTCGCTATACTCTGTTCGTTGCATTCGCTGACCAATCCATCAAGCAAGATGGAAAACTCTTTAGAGTTCATCTCGGAGCTGCCTTTATACACTTTGTAGTGAGTAAATTCTTTATTGTTTATGAACCCGTGTCCTATAGGTTCGTAATATCTGAAATACCCTTTTACATCAATGCTTGACAGTACGCTGACAACTTCGTACTGCCCATATCTTTGTAACATCATGAAGTGCAGCTTCTGGTTATCAAACCTGAGAACGTTCGCTAACTGATTAAGCAGCGCCCAATAATAAGCGTTTGCGGTCAATGATCGCTTAGGTTTCAATTCCTTGATTTCAAACTTTTTGTTTTCATCTTGTTCAAATAACCACTTGATAATAGTTCTTGGATTTCCTATCATTTTCCTACCCTCCCGCCCTGCTTACTAGTTAGAACGGTAAATCGTTCTCGTCAAACCCATATTGCGTATTTTGCGCATTATTTTGGCTAAAATCGCCATTATTGGGCGAGTTTGACGTATTCTGTTGCTGATATCCGCCATTATTTTGATATACGTTGTTTTGATAACCGTTTCCGTTGTTTTGATAACCGTTTCCGTTGTTTTGATAACCGTTGTTGTTTTGATAACCGTTGTTGTTTTGACCGCCATTTGGTCTCGGATTCAAAAATTGAGCACTCGTTACGGCTACGTCAGTTGTGTAGACCTTCTGACCGTCCTTTTTAGTGTAGCTTCCTGTCCGGATGGACCCCGTCACCCCGACCATTTCGCCTTTGTGAACGTAATTAGCGAGGCTTTCGGCTGTCTTCCCGTAAGCTACACAGTTGGGAAAATCCGCCCCGTTGCTCTGCCCATTTTTTTTAGGACGATCAATCGCCACGGAGAAGTGACCTACTGCCAATCCTGATTGTGTGTACCTTAAATCAACGTCTTTGGTCAAGCGACCAATCAAATTAACACTATTCATGCTTTTACCCTCCTACTCAATCACTGTCTCTCTGTTACTTGCCTTGACCACTTTTACCCCGTTTGTAATGCAGAAACGGGCCACATCATTAAGTTGCTCCTTGGTTCCCTTGAGCGTAAATGTGACAAGCTGCAGTTCTTGCTTGACTTCGCCATTTTTATCGACCAAGCGCCCGTCTCCAATATCCGTCATAGCAGCTTTTTGTTCTGCTACTTCGGCTTGTTTGGCTTGCTTAAAGCGGTCAGCCATATTTTCTCTGTCGATTAAATCAGCTTCAATTTTGTTTGAGACGTCGATATATGACATCCCGTTTTCGTGCATTTCAATGTATGGAGCTGGAGCAAGACCACTCTTCATGCACTTTTTTCCGATTTCATAACGTTCTTTGCACAAGTTGGCGAGTACTTTCATCTGTTCGCCGATTTCCTGCACGATTGTCTTCTGTGGCGTTGATTTTAACAACCACTTGTCTGCGATAGGCAGATCTTCAGGCTTGACACCATAATTAGGCGCCATTTCTTCGATGAGTGCCTGTACCTTTTGCTTGCGCTCTTCCTTTTGCGTTTCCTCGAACCCGTCGATGGCCAGTTTGAGTTCCTGTGACGCACTGTCGCAATCGCCTTCAAGCGCTCTGAGCGTTGATTCAAAAAATTCAAACGGCACGTTCCAAGCCTTTTTATACTTTTTGCGAACGTCGCCGATTGCCTTTTTCAATTTGTTGACCTCAGCACGTGATGCCTTTGTTGCCTTAATGCTTTCGTCAGTGGCAACCAGGCCTTTCGTTTGTTCAAGCTTGTCAGCAACAAGCTTCTTCAGTTCTTCTGCTTGCGGAAAATCGATTGTGCCAGGCTCGAAGTTGACTGACAGATTTTCTAGTGTGGCTAAATTGTTCATTTCTATTCCTCCTCTATTTCTTAGATTCGTCCTCAAGGACCTTTACGATAAATTTCAAAGCCTGGATCATCGTTTCAAGCTCACAGTCACCGCCAAGGGTAACTTCAACCCCACATTCATCGCCAAACACGTAATCGTTGTACCGATCAGTATAGCTATGGACTTCCATGTCCGTGCTTGCTGCATTTTGAATGCGAAAATAGGTACGACCACCATGGCCGGTATCACCGCCGCAATAGCCAGTAGTCCCGGCTTCAACCTCTAGGATGTTGCAACTTTCAATTTCTCTACTGTAGGTCGTGATTTTAGTTCCATCTTCTAATGTTCTTGAATTCTTTTTGATTTCGTACATGTGTTTCTTCTCCTAAATGTGCTATAATATAAGTGCTTCTTTTGAAAGTTTTCCTTGTACGGAACATTTTCATTTTTACCGTCCCTATCCCAGGGGCGGTTTTTTAGTACCCTAACTCGTTCAGTTCTTCAAACATTTCCCACAACTTTTGCCTTACAGGGTCCCACTTCCGCCAGTCTTTATAAACCAGCTGATCCATGGCCCAAAGCAAGCTATGCGGTTTCTTAGCTTGCTTCATGAAGGCTTTCACGATTTCTTCCGGGTCTTCCGATGGTTCTACAAGACGGGGATTGCCGGTCTTAGGATCTACCATCAGGCAGAATTCCTTCTTGTATTCCATTTACTCACCTCCTTTCTCATCTTCACACCCCCACAAACACCCAATAGCCCCTATCATCAGCCCTACTACCACGTGCCCGTAGACGGCTCCAACGATAATGCCCAGGATGCACAGCAGCAACGGGCAAGTGCTATTTGCTAACACGTTCATTTTTTGTTCCTCCTTTTCTTCCTTACGTTTTCGATTTCTTTGATTTTCCCAAGTACCCTCTTAAGCATTTCGTCTCCGTACGTCTTCTTTGTGATGTCTATCAGCTTTTTGGCATCTTCACCACGGGCTTGTGTCTCCAAAGTACAAAACGCTGCAATGTAAGCTAGCAATTCACTTTCTGCATCGGGATCATTTACATATGAAGTTACAGCGGCAACGAGCCATGCACTATTTTCTGTTTCCCATTTCGTGTTACTAGCCATGGCAAGCAACAAACCCATGGTACTGGCAGGCACCATGACGGCCTTTTCTTTTCCTATTTCCACGCTTTTTATCTCCTATCTTGGTAACTTGGCCCGCCAGTCAATCCGCTGACGGTTCTCTTCCATCCACTCTTTGGCAGCCTTGGCAAAGATTATGTTTTGCTGACCACGGGCGTTGGCACGGATCAGCCAGCCATCATTCCCGGTAATTTCGTCGTTAAACCGTGAGAAGATATAGAGCGCTACCCATGCTCGGCTTTTGTTTCCGCAGCATTTCTTGCGGAATTCGTCGAGTGTCCACGTAATGCCCGACAAATCTTGATTAAGCAGATCATCAATTCTGATGTTGACCAAGTTTTCGACATATTTTTGGTCAACAGTTATTTCTATTGGTGACATATTAAATCTCCCTTCCTGATTTCACTCAAAAGTACCCTCTCTAGCTAAGCTTAAAGTCAGAGATGATCTTTAAAATCACTCTGTTTGCTTGCGGATTTCTCTTGCGGCCCGCTAGATAATCCGACAAATCTTGTTTAGACATCCCGTACATTGTTGCTAGCGATGCAATTGATATGTCGTTTGCGTCAAGATATGCTTTGATTTTTTGCCTTCCATTTAAAGTTTCTGGCATTTTATTCACATCCTTTCTTTAATCCTTCCCGCCCTCCCGTAAGCAGTTTTGATAGAAAAAACCATATAAAATTATTGACTATTTTTATACGAAGGTATAAAATAAAGTCGTACTTAATTAAACGAAAACAAGCGATTACTCTTAATTTCTTGGCGGAGATTAAATGTTTTGCCTTTGTTTTTGTCTTTTGATTTTTCTTTTGAATTAACTTACAAGGATATCTTATTACGTTTCGTATAAACTGTCAACGGATTTTTTATACTTTCGTATAAATTTCTTGTAGAAAGTGTGAGGAATGTTGATATGACAACGTTTGAGATAATAAAAAAACTTGCACAAAGACATGATAAGTCTTTGCAACAAGTTGCTGAAGATTTAGGTTTTAGCAAAAATCTATTTTATAGATGGAAAACTGCGGACCCTAAAGCTAAAGATTTGGAAAAAGTCGCCGACTATTTCGGCGTGACAATTGATTATTTGCTAGACAGGAAACCTGCCACTCAGGCAAACGCTACGATCGAAGAAGCTCTCGATTCGGTGATGAGCTATGATGGCAAGCCTATCACGGATAACGATCGCGAAGTGCTGCGCGGTATAATCGAGGGATATCTTAAGAACAAGAAAGATTAGTGGTGATGCGCTCTGTTGAAAAGTATAGAAAAGGAGTATGGCGTTAAAATAGTCTACTCTGATTGCATAGATGGCAAAGGGTATTATGTCCCCGCATACAGAATTATTGTAATCAATAATGGGTTGCCTGAATCAGAACAAACCAAAGTGTTGCTGCATGAGCTGGGCCATGTCCCGCAAACTGATTATGCAGGTTTGTACAATTGCTCTAAACCGTCGCACTACAAGATGGAAGCCGAGGCTACCGAGTATATGCTTAAAGAAGAGGTCGAAACCTATTTGATGGAAAATGATTTGGATTGTAAAAGCATTAATCCGGTTGTTTTCCTCGAAAACCGGCATCTGTCTCTGAGATACGCCCCGGTCATCGAGAAAATCTTGTCACAGATTTAAAGTGTCTGACCAGCAGAGTCGATGTCATTAAAAGCTATCTCAATACTTATGTAAAAAGGAGGACATGCTATGTCCAAGAAGATTAAAGATGAAAACGGCAACGTGTACGTGCAAAAAAAGCCGTTTTACAAAAAGGTTTGGTTCTGGCTGTTGGTGGTTATTGTTGTCATCTGTGCTGGTGGTGCTTTAGGCGGCGGTGACGGTTCTAAATCGTCTAATTCGTCTTCAGCTGCTTCTTCCAAAAAATCAAACGATGCCGACAAAACGATTTCCGAGAACGCTGAATTCAGAAAGAAGTTTGACGCTATCAAGGTCGGCGACCTGATGAACCATGGCGATGGCGGCGACGCTCTTGCAGACGTTGAAAAGTCACTGGGTAAGCCGTCCACGACGTCCACTACCAATGATCAGGGCGTCAAGGTCAAGGATTATATTTGGACCAAGGGCAGTGTCAGCATCAATGTTCAATTCAACGACGACAAGGTTGTTTCAAAAGACATTGACGGTTTTAAATTTGCACGCAAGACAAAGATGAATCTGGACGGCTTCAACGGCATTGCAGACGGCGCCACCTATAGTGATATCGTCGCAAAATTCGGCGAACCGGACGGCCTGGATGAAATGTTGGTCAGTGGCGAAAAGACTGTGACTGCTATCTGGTTAACCGGGACAAAAGGTGGTACTGTTACACTGCAGTTTACCAACGACGCTTTGACAAGCAAAACACAATCCGGATTAAAGAATTAAAGCATACGAAAAAAACCGCATCCCCCCTAACGCCAATCAGTCGGGATACGGCTTCTGAAATACGCCACCAAATGGTGTGCTATTTGTATACTCTATTTTATCATTTAAAAGGAGGAAATACCATGGCTAGTTACAAAAAAACAAAAACTGGTTGGTCAGTACGTGTCTCCAGACGCGAAAACGGAAAACTGAAGCAAGTTTACAAAGCGGGATTTGCGACAAAAAACGAAGCCAAAGCTTTTGCCCAAGAAATTGAATCTGAGAATTCAATCGAGAAAAAAGGAAAACTGTTCGCAGACTATTTTACTGAATGGCATGAGACGTATAAAATCGGCAAAGTTGCCCCTAGCACTTATCGTAAATATCTGCATGTCGATAAAATTCTGCATGACCACTTCCCCGATACCGAGCTGGCTGACATGAACCGTCAAAAATACCAACGGTTTTTAAACGATTTTGGGGCTGATCATAGCAAAGAGATGATGTCGGAAATAAGCATTTATGTACGAGGATGCGTTAAATCTGCATTGTACGATGAATTGATAAAAAAAGATTTCACCATTGGTGCAGAACTAGCATATGATCGAACCAAAACAAGACAGATAGAATATCTTAACTTCAACGAAATCCAAACACTGATTCAGACAGCAATCGAAAATTTGGACCCACGCTATACCAGTTTGTACATGATTATAACTGCTATTTATACCGGAGCAAGATTAGGTGAAATAGCAGGACTAACGTGGAAAGACATTGATTTCATGCATCAAACCATCAGCATTAACAAATCCTATAGCTATGTGCAGCGTGAGCTTAAAGAAACGAAAAGCAAGGCATCTAACCGCGTTATAGCGGTTAATTCAGGCCTGTTGACAATCCTTAAGCAACTTAGATCTAACGGGAACATTATGGTATTTGCAAATCAACGTGGAGAAATCCCTACTAGCAATGCCGTAAACAAAGCATTGCGCAAATTGATGTCTAAATCGGGCTTAAACAAAGCAGGATATCATTTTCACAGTTTGCGCCATTCACACGTTGCTTATCTGCTTTATCAGGGAGTGGATCTATACGCAATCAGCAAACGGCTTGGACACAGTGATTTGACCATCACGATGAAGAAATATGCAT